TGATGCATTCAGAATGTATAGATTTTAAAATAAATAATATGAAAAAATTTACTTTGATAATAACTCTACTAACATTATTTTCATGTAGTAGCAAATGTCCAAAACATATTCTTCAACATAAAGTAGGAGATATGGTTTATATTAAACCAGATTCTGTTAGAGTTTATATATATGATGCTACAAATACCCATTATTGGGGATCATATCATACTGAATTTGGGGAGAAAATAGTAGTTTTTAATGATAAACAAATTTATTAATTATGACTATAGATTTTGAATATATTAAAAAAAATCTTGATCAACTAAGTAAAATCCAAGATAAAGCCGTAAAAAATAAGGATAATTTTCTATTAGCTGCCGTATATCAAAAAACATCTCGTTTGCTAAAAACAAATGCTGAATTTTTTGAAAAACACGCTAATGAAATTGTAGATGGAAATTTAAAATCACTTATAAATGATAACTAAAACAGATGTTCTATTGTCGGTTAAAGATGTAAATCTTACATTAGGTAATAAACCTATATTGAGAAATATCAATTTTGATATAAGAGATGTTCATAGAGATGATGTTAAACAAGGCCAAGTAGTAGCCTTATTAGGACGCTCAGGTATTGGTAAAACACAATTATTTAACATCCTTTCAGGACTAAATAAACCCAATACAGGAACAGTTTTGATAGATAAAGAACAAAAACCTGTTAAAATGGGAGATATGGGAGTAATATTCCAGGATTATTACATTTACGAATGGCGTAAAGTAAAAACTATTTTGGAATTTGCAGTAGCTAAAAACCCACAAATAGCAATAAATGATCGTGTACATTATATTGCTGAAATTGCTGATCAGTTTAATATTTTAGAACATCTTGATAAATTTCCCAATCAGTTATCTGGTGGTCAAAAACAACGTGTTGCTATCGCTGAACAATTATTAAATGGTGGTAATTTTATTTTAATGGATGAACCATTCTCAGGTTTAGATATTGTAATGATTGATAAAGTTATCAATACATTAATAAAAATATCAACTAATGATGAGTTAAAAACATTAATAATTGTATCACACGATTTATCAAATACATTGGCAATTGCTGATACAGCGTTTATATTAAATACAGAACCTAATCTTGCTCAAGGGGCTACAATAGTTAATACTATTGATTTAATAGAACGTAATTTAGCTTATCAACCTGAAATTAAAGATGATCCTCGTTTTAGAGAATTACTTCAAGAAGTTAAATCTTCTATAATATGACACCTATTAATAAGGATTTTCTAATATCACTTGGATTTAAAGAGCAAATAGGACCAATAATTATTACTTATGAAATAAGTATATCTGCTTTTTTGCAAAATTATAAAACAATATCATGTACTATCCAATATGGTAATCAATATGTCTATCTTAGAGAAGGCAAATTACATGAAAATAGAATAGATGACGATATTATTACCGTATATAATAGTGATATTCAAGGTCCTCTTACTTGTGAATGGATTGAAAATTTATTAATACTTTTAAAACCAAACAAATGAAAACAATAACATGTTATGCTCCAGGAATTTTGCTAAATATAGCATTTATACATATAGTATATGATTGGTTTAACACATTACCATTCATATTGATGCTTATCATTAATATGAGTATTCAATTACCAATATACTTTTTTCAACTAAAAAATATTTCAACAAAACAGCCTGAACAAATTAAAATTTATTTCATAAATGAAAATTAAAGTTATAGCAAAATCAAAGCGTGGAAAGGATATTATTAATAACTGGGGAGATGAGTGGGAGATTCAAAAAGAGCAAGATAAAGTTGGGTTTTCCCAAGAGAAAGGACCATGGTTATTACTCTATTCAGCAAAAAAAGATACTACTTTTAGACATGACATAAGATGGATTCATAAAATTAATGATGAAAACGTTGAAATTATATGGCCCGAAAACCAAAAATAATTAAATTTACTGTCCCAAATATTAAAAGACAAAAATTAATAGGTTGGGGTAATGGATATGTCGGTGTAACCAAAAATCATCCATGGTTTGGAAAAGATTATGGTGAAATAAGTTATAACATAATAATTCATGGTGGATTAACATTTGGTGAACTTATTACCAAAAATGGTATTAAATTACCATGGTCCCGATATAAAGGATATTATGTTGTAGGATTTGACACATGTCATTCTGGTGATTATAAAAAATTTCCAAAACATAAAGTAGAAGAAGAAACAGAAAAATTATATCAACAAGCAATAAAAGCCCTAAAAAGATGAAGATAGGACATATATCCGATACCCATAATAAACATAATCAAGTAATATTACCCGATTTAGATATGATTATCCATACTGGTGATATATCATCTAAGGGATATGAAGAAGAAGTTAAAAAGTTTTTTAAATGGTTTAAATCATTACCCATACGCTATAAAATTTTGATTTGTGGAAATCATGATCGAACTTTTGAAGATGCTATCCAACCTGATGGAGTTAAACCTGAGTGGCTCATAAAAGAATTAGCAGAATTCCAAGGAGACGGGCAATCTAATTTCTATCTTGAAAATTCAGGATGTGAAATAGAAGGAATAAAAATATGGGGATCACCTATTACACCTTCATTCCATAGAAATTATGGATGGGCGTGGAATAGAGATAGAGGTGATGAAATTCGCCAAGTTTGGGAACAAATACCTTTTGGTACAGACATATTATTAACTCATGGGCCGGCTTATTGTAAGCATGATTATAATCATCAACAAGCATATGTTGGTTGTGAAGATTTATTATGGCATATTAAACGAGTAAAACCCAAAATTCATTTATTTGGTCATATCCACGAATGTGGGGGTGAAAAATCATATGATGAAAATGCAATTTATTGTAATGGATGTGCTTGTAATTTACAATATAATGTTGTAAATAAACCCCACATATTTGAAATGGATGAAAATAAAGATATAAATTTTTAAATTGATTTGTCAAAATTCTTTTTTTAAATTTACTCAAAATAAGTTTATGAAATACATAGCAATGTTATTACTTGTTCTAAGTATTAGAAGTGAAGCGCAACAATTTAAAGTGAAAGCTAATATTGGTGCAGCATATTGTCATATCAATCATCTAAGTACTTTAGGGATTGAATTGAATCCTACGCTTCATGTAGGAGATTTCAATATAAATAACGTTTACATAAAGGATATTATATTATCCCCCAACCCTAAATTGGGGTGGGGTGAAGGTGGTCACGCGATGGTAGGTCCAACAGTAGGATATGTGATATCCAAAGATTGGTTATGGGTAGATTTAACACCAATGTATGGTTACCAATTTTATATTTGGTCCCAAGACTCAGATAAAAAGAAAAATAACGGATGGGTATCCGTTTATTCCCTAAAGATAGATGGTAAAGAATCATGTAGTGATTACTATATGCTTTTATCATATTCATCTAAAATGTCCTGGATAGGATTGGGATTTAATTTATATAACGACTAAAACATAGTTATGGCTTTTTGTAAATGTAATGCTGAAATTCACCCAAAAAGAGTTGAATTCCTTAAAAAAAACAATTTACCACTTACCTGTATTAACTGCTCATCTACACAAAAAGTAGTTGGATTCCAAGTAGTTAGCGGAAAAACCGAAAGAGAAATACAAGTATGCACCCCAGCTCAAGCTGCTGAATTGGAAGCTAAAGCCCGAAGAGCAGGTACAGGTGTATCTGCAGGTGTAAAAATGAAACATTATTCCGTTGGTGATAATATAAAACCTAAAAAATGATCTTAAAATATTTAGGAATAATATTCTTTATCCTAGCAATGCTTTGTATACATTTCATAATAAAAATCAAAAAAGATGACAACAGAAACAACAAAAACTGATGAAATGAAAGGTTCATTTTTCAGTTCACTTACCAGAAACAATTCTAAAATCAGAGCGGACAGAGCAGCTTCAATATCTGAAGATGCCCAGTTACGGTTTAAACGTACCATTGAAGATATGGTACATGAAAAGAAAAAATTACTCCGTGAGCGGGACAATATGTTAGATCTTTCACCAACAACCGCTACTTCACTGGTATTAGCTAGTGATTTTAGTGCTGACGATTTTGTTGCTAAGGATTTAGCAATTGGCATCCAGTTAAGAGAACTTGATATTAAGCTCGATATAGCTGGAAAGCGCTATGAAGAGCTTTTTGGTGAAAAAATCATTTAATAACGGTTCTTTAAAAACAACACAAAAAAATTATGGGTTCAACATTATATAGCTCTGAAAGTAGATATGTAAGAGCTGCTTCAAAAGGCTACGATAAAATAACAACAGCTACAATAAAGAATTTTGGCCAATCAAAATTGGATGTAATTCACGATTCAATGAGGCCACAGGGAGTAAAAATCAGAGAAGCCAGAGATTCTGAAAATCATCCTAATTCTGTACCAATTATATTAGCATTGGATGTTACTGGTTCAATGCTGGGAGTACCTGCGTATTTAATTAGGGAAGGTTTACCTAAAATCATGTCAACAATTATTGAAAAAGGAACACCTGATCCTCAAATTTTATTCCTGGCAATTGGAGACCATGAGTGTGATCGATTCCCACTACAGGTTGCTCAGTTTGAATCAGGAGACGCTGAGCTTGATATGTGGCTCGAAAGAACACTACTGGAAGGAGGTGGTGGTGGAAATGGAGGTGAATCATATCACTTGGCCTGGGATTTCGCCGCCTTCCATACTGTAACTGATGCGTTTGAAAAGCGTGGGAAAAAAGGTTTCTTATTCACAGTTGGTGATGAACCATGTTTACCGGTATTACCTAAATCAGCCATTAAAGAAATTATGGCTGACGAAGAATCAAAAACATGGACTGCCGAAGATTTATTGAAGGCAGCTCAAGCCAAATATCATGTGTATCACATCCATGTTATGGAAGGAACAGCAGGTGAAAGATCTTTAGGATATTGGCAGAATATTTTGGGACAAAATTGCATTGTGATCAAAGATCACACTGAGGTAAGCGGAGCAATTTCAGATATTGTTACCCAATTTAAAGATTATTCCGTGACTGAACCCGAAACAACGCCGGTGACCGAAACATCTAAAACTAAACCAACTAAAATTTCACTTTAATGCCGCAAGCCGAAGTAGTATTAGGCCTAGCATTTGGAGATGAGGGTAAAGGAATCACAACAGATTTCCTTTGCTCTCAGTCTTTAAAAAACGGTCTAAACCCATTAGTAGTAAGATTCTCAGGTGGTCACCAAGCAGGCCACGCTGTTAAAAGAGACAAAATTAAACATGTTTTCTCTAGTTTTGGGTCGGGTACGCTAAGAGGTGTCCCTACATACATTAGTGAACATTGTGTTATTAATCCTAGAGCTATGGTGTATGAATATATATCTCTTATAAGAGAAATAAATACTTCTCTAATAAAGATAATAATTCATCCTTTAGCTAAAGTATCAATAGCCCCTGACATTGCATTTAATCGTACTAAAGAGTTGCATAACCAACATGGTTCATGTGGAAAGGGTATTGGTTCAACTATGAAAAGAAGTTTAACAACCCCTTATAAACTTCATGCTATTGATCTTCAAAATGAAGACTTATTTAATTATAAGTACAACCTAATATCAGATTATTATTTACAACAATTATCTGGTGAAGAATCAAAGATATATTTCGAATTTCTTGAAAAAGAACAATTTGAAGAACAAGCAGCTATAAATTACTTGCTAAAAGTAATTTACCCAACAATCCAGGATTATTCTATAATAGAAAATGAATATGATGACTTGATTTTTGAAGGATCACAAGGTATAATGTTAGATATGGATCATGGTTATTTTCCTTATGTAACATATTCAAACACTACAAGTAAAAACGCCATGGAAATATGTAGTAAATTATTTATTTCAAAGATTAATATTTACTATGTAACTAGAAGTTACTTAACCCGTCATGGCAACGGCTATATGCCCTGTGACCCAGAAGATCTTGAACTTGTTAATACTGAGGAGGAAATAAATGTTACTAATAAGTGGCAGGGAGAATTTAAAAAGTATCGATTGAATTACCCTCTACTTGATTTCTCAATTAAAGTTGATAGTGCATATTCTGGAAATTGTAATAAAAATCTGGTTGTAACTTGTGTAGACCAAAGACCGGGGTTTGAATTCGATTACGCAATGATTAAATCTACAGAATTTAATAGAATATACTTTAGTTATTCCGCTGATTCAAAAGACTTCAAACAACAATAAGATGAAATATCCTACTTTGTCCGAAATCGAAACTGCTGATTATGAACAAATATGTCGATGGTATAGATTTTTACCATCACCATCATCTAGTGATGAAAAAATGATCTTAGATCAAATAATCCTTAGATATAAGGAAGGAGGCGGGTTTACAACTGAAATAAGTAAAAAAGTTGGATGGGATGAAAGGGACTAGATTACGGTTCAAATGCATTGATTGTAAAATTGATACAGGTAAAATTGGTGAACATTATATGTTGAAGGATGATATTTGGTTCTCAATCCATCCCTCAAAAAATGGTATGTTATGCCTAAACTGCTTAGAAAAAAGATTACATCGCCCTTTAACCATAAATGATTTTAATGATTCTCATATCAATAAAATTTTACCCAACCGAAAATACTCATCAAAGTTGATTAAAATATTAACAACCCCTAAACATTAAAAAAAAGTTAATTTTTCCTTTGTCAAAATTCTTTTCTTAAATTCATTAAAATAAATAAGTTATGAATATACTAACATTTAACCACACCTCAAATGATTTTTATGAGTCATTGAATTTATCACCAAACGAAGATGCTCAGTTCATAAGATCAATGATTGCATTTGAATCATTAGCTTCTATTTTGAAAGTAGAAGATTTGTACGATTATAAAGATGCCCCCATAGAAATGAAAAGTATGTCATCGTGTATTCAAAAAGTATGTTCTCTTTGTAAAGATGACAACCAGGTAGTAATGGCCATGTTGGAATTTAAAGATCTATACAAAGATACACTTATAGAATATTACGAAATGAGAGCTGTTCAAAAAGAATGGGAATCTTATTCAAAGGGATTATCTCAAAAAGAAAAAGACAGCCTTTCATTTCAGTTAAAAAATAAGCTTATTGGTGAAAAATATTTAGGTTTTTTAGGGTTTGTAAATGTGGTACGTGAATCAGGTTTTGATTTTCATATTTTCAACAAAAAACAGTTGGAAAGTAAGGCAAAAATTGAAGCTACTCCTGAAATAGCTGAAAGAATAGCCCAAATAGAGGCTGAAAATATGAGTAATGCTCCTATTAATTGCTTAATGGATGATATAAGAGAAATAGCCGAAACAAAAACAAAAGAACTATTTAGTAATGTTATTGGTTTAAAATTGAACGTTAATGATATTATTAATGACATTTTGAAATCAGGCAATGAAAATAATTGACATACCCGCCCCTTGTACTTCAAGGAAAGCATTTAAGTTTGAATCAGAAGATGAAAAGAATAAGTATACCTCATTTAAACCAGGTATAAGAGTACTCCCAGCACCGTATTTCGATACGGAGTTTGGAGTACAATTCTTTTTTATAGCACGTCACGAACATGGAGAAAAAGGTTGGGCTGGTGGTGGTTATGAATGTAGAGACTCTACAGGTGGGGCTAGAGCATTTTATTTAGATGCATTAATTGTTCACCCTAATGAGTTAAAAATTAAAACGGAAATAATTAATGAATCCGTTAAACGTCGAGGTAGAAAACGAATAAAACCCCTAGTTGAAAAAGACCCAAATGCTCCAAAACGTAAACGGGGTCGTCCCTCAATTGATCCTGAAAAGAGAATATCAAAGCCATATGTTCCAACAGGTGGTAAACGTGGACGTAAACCATTATCAGATGAAGAAAAAGCAAAAAGAGCGGCACTTCAACCCGCAGTTGAAAATAAACCTAAAGGTAAACGAGGTCGTCCAACACTGGCACCTGAACTAAGAAAAACAAAACCTTATGTACCAACAGGAGGTAAACGCGGACGTAAACCAAAAAACAAATAATATGATTACCCCGACAGTTAAAGAAGTGATAAGAAAATTATCAAAAATTGAAATTAATCTTAATCCTAAAACAACATTGTTGTTAGAGTTTGAACCCGAAGACAATGACGTTTATAATGCTACTGTTAAAGGACCTAAACCATTTCCTAATGGTGAAAACCCTATTAACAGCATGTGTGAAGAAGCATGGAGCTGGATTGTAAATTCAGATGAAGATGAATTTGAAACTACAGTAAAAATGCTTCTTGAAATTAGAAAAATTGTACGTAACGCTTCACTATAAAATAAGTTATGATTAAAGTAACACTGTTTTCAACTGATGAAAAATGTGATGAATTGGGTTCAGTAGAAATATCACATATGAGTATGTTCGAAAAAGATATGAGAATGACTCTACGCTTTCTGTTAGGTCCCGAACAAGTAAAGTTTATTGAATTATGTATAAAACATTATATTTTAATTCAAATTCAAGGACAGCATGTGTCAATAATATCTGAATCACATAACTTTCAAAGAGTCAGATTCAGATTTGATGCAGTGGTACCAAAACCATCATAATATGAACCAAATTAAATCATTACTAAGGCAGTGTCACTCATTTGAGGATCATCCTGTGTATCATCCTGAACGTTATTTAATTAATCATATATTAATTGTAACGTTAAGAGCTGTGCTTATAACAGATAATCCTAATTTGGTTATGACTGCTATAATACATGATTTATTTAAACCACAAGGAACACAGCTAAAAGAAACACCAGAGGGTAAATATATCTCTAACCCAGACCATCCAAAACAAGCTTATGAATTTATCCATAATAATGATGATGTCAAGTATTGGATTAGAAATTTCAAAGCCGATTATAACATAGTAGCTGAATTGTGTAAATGGCATATGGCTTGTAAGGATGAAATAGTGAAAGGAGCTAAACACTTAGCAGACATAGAAATGTTTGTTACGTTAGATGATATGGTTGGACGTAAACAATTACCACTTGTAAGACGTGATTTATATGTTCCATTTACCAACACTGATGGAAATTGGGTACAAAAACAAATTGAATACATAGGTATAGCACCTATCCACAGAACATTTAAAAAACAAATATTAACAGTTACTGTTGAACGTTTCCCAATGCGATTTGAATTTCATCAAGTCCCTGAATTTTTTGTAAATAAATGGGCTGACCTTAAACAATTGTTTATTTAACTTTAAACTTTAACTAACTATGGTATCAGAAAAACAAGAACAGGAATATGTGGAACATTTAAATAAAAAATTTCCACACATCAACCCTGTGGAAGGTGAAGATTTAAATTTACAACGAAATGTTCAGAGAATTTTAACCAAATGTTGGACAGATCGAGGTAAATACCCAAACTCAGCATCTATCCAATTTGCTTTGGGAATATCTGAGCGTAGCATATATCGCCTAGTTAGGTTTTTTGGACTTCCACGTAGAAATACGTTAACTCCTACACCTAATTATGAATGTATTCCTCTTAAACGAGTTACAAAACAAAAGAAAAATGATAACGCTGAAAATAAAGCCTGAAAAAGGCGATTACATTAATGATGTTATTAAAAAAGCAGCATCTGAGATGTTTATATGTGATGAAAAGGAAATTGTGGTTCATGATGAACTTTTAAGAGTTGGTAATAAATGTTATCTGTATAATGTTATAGATAATACTAAGGTTTTGCTTATCGAAACTAACAATCCATATAAACGAAACGACTATGAGAGAAACGATGACCGAGCCATGTTGGACTTTAAAAGAAGGTGATGTAATTGAAATGTATAAACACAAATCAAAAGGAGTATTGTTAAAAACGTACACATCACTACACACACTATCGATGGATGAAAAGCATTTAGGTTCTAAAAAAGAGTATGTTGCTTATTGGAACTGCTTATTTGGAACATCAAAATCATTTAAATCACTACAATTTGATTGTAGAGTTGCATTAAAAATAAAAAGAGCAAAAATATGAAAAAAACATTTTTCACAATTATAATGATTTTACAAATCATTGCATGTTGTATTCCTTACATATTGGGGTATATTGTAGCATTATGCTATAGTGCATTTATAGCTGGGTTAAAAAGTTGGGATGAAAGCAATGAATATATTGACACATACATGAATGAATAAGCCATGAGTAAAATTAAAATTAATCCAGCTTTAGTGCAAAAAGCATACAAAGATGCTAATGATGAAACCAAGCGCCTCATTGAAGCAAATGTTAATATGTTTGAAGGCACAACTACAGAACAATTTGTTGTAGATATGATGAAAGAATTTCAACATTGCCGTTGGTATGATATTTTAAGAGAGGCATTTCCCGAATTGGACTTTATTAGAGATAATAGTATCAATGTGTTAAATGTAAATATAACCCAGATGATTGAGCCTCAAACTAGTGGTGAATTTGCTCGCCAAGCATATAAATTAAATAATTTGTGTGACTGGAGCATTGTACACGCTGCATCTGGTGGATTACTTTTAGTACCTCTAAAGAAAAAATAAATAACCATGTATACAAGAGACGACTTCAAAAACGGCAAAATAATAGTACGCCGTGATGTATCCCCAACGGATATGGCTAAACTAATATCGCCTGAGTGGCGTAGGGCGGAACAAAGTAATTATTATACTGTTAGGAATGGAACTATATGTCGATACCAAGCCATAGAGGGAATAAATTTAGCTTTACCTGTAGTAAATGCATCTATTCTATTGGGAGCAATAGATGTTATTAAGGTAAATATTGATTTTGTTAAGGCTGCATACGCCGTAGCGCCAGCTGATGTGAAAATGTTGTTGGAAGCAAATGTTAATATGTTTGAAGGTACAACTACAAGAACATTTGTGTGTCAAATGTATGAACGATTTAAATATTGCTGTGAATGGGCATCAACAATAAGAAGAGAATTTCCCTTTGTGAATGATAAGTCAGTAAATTTATTACATATATCAGAAGCTTCTCTAACCTCAGCATTATCACTATATATACAAGTAAGAGCATCAGGTGATTATAAACATAAGGCATTTTATCTTTCACCCGCATATGAGTGGGAGATAAAAAAAGAAGAGGGCAAAGATAACTATATTTTAATACCTAAATATAAATAAAATGGCAGCAGATAATCTTATTAAGCGAATAATTATCAATGAAAAATTGGAATTATTAAATCGGTTAGTGACTAGTGGTCCTAATATTAATGACAACATAAGAAAAGAACTACTAGCATTAGCTAAGGAAACAATAGAAGATATGCCACCCGAAGAAATGACTCCTGAGATAAAAGCTAAATTGGATAAAATCAAAGAACATGAATAACGGATGGATTAAAGTAGAAGAAAAAGATAAATTACCACCTGAGGGTAAAAGAGTATTATGCTACACAACATCTGGAGCTACCAAAGTTGGATTTTTATTGGGTGGCACTTGGGTACAAGATTCAGGTAGAACATTTGAACATGCTGGTTATGAAGTAGCATGGTGGCACGAACAAATAAAATCACCATATGATTAAGAAAATAATAATGTTAGTGTTATCTTTGGGATTAGCACTATTTGCAATAGTAAATCGGTTCCCTGGCGACTGGCTGGTGTGTATGGTAGGAGGATGGCTAGCTGGCGGCTATGCAGCCGATATTGTTGAATTGAAAAAATCAAAAACAAAATGAATACCAAGAATCGTTTCACAATAGATGAATTCCTAAAGGGTGAATGTGTAGCGTTACATGATTCAGATTGGCCAACGTGGAAAGAATATATTACATCCTGTGATGTAAAGTTAACATTTATAAATCCAGATAGATATTTTTGGATCAAGAAACATAATAATACTTTATACATGTATACAGGTGATAAACATAATAAACCAGATTTACCATCTACAACAACAGGCATACTAATGATGGATACACCATTAAAAGCAAAAACAATAGCGGTTGATATTGAATTTGTGAAAAAAGCATGGGAAGTAGCACCTAATGAAACCAAGCGACTCATTGAAGCAAATGTTAATATGTTTGCTGCTACGACGACGGAGATGTTTGTTGAAGAAATGATGGAAAAATACAAAGGGTGTAAGAAATGGGGAGGTGAGCTAAGGAAAAGATACCCAGGATTAGGTGATCGAAGTGTAGAAATAAAAAAGGATAGTACACACAGATACCTACTAGATGTAAGAAATAGGGGTGAATATGCGGAAAAGGGTTTTTGGTTAAATAAAGATTATGCGTGGGAAATTAAAACAGATAGCGTAGGTTCGCTAGTATTAGTGCCTTCGTTAAAGGACTAACGTGTGTCAAACAATAATAATGGATACCTAAATAGGGGTGTGGTAACCATATAATAAGTTAAATAGTGGACGAATGTATGTGGAATATCTAAATAGCGGGTGTAATGGTAGAGAGCGCAGGACGGAACCCATTCCCGCCCCGTCCCGCCCTTTTTATAGTCGAGCACTAATATCATTCATGATTAATTATTTTAGTATTTTCTTTTTTTGTCACAATCTTTTTTTTAATTTTAATTACAAGTTTAAAAATTAAAACAAAACAATTACAAGTTATGAAAAAGACAGAAAAAAATGTAACAGCAGCTGTTGAGACAACAGAAGTTACACCGACAACAGGTGAAGCAGTAGAAACTACACCTGAAGTTATTGTTATACCTGCAGATTTTAAGATGAGGCCAGGTCGTCCGGTTGATCCTACCTCAAAGCGTCAGGCTGATGAGGCTGCTAAACAGGAACATCGTTTAGCGATTTATAAAGCGAAATTAAAAGCTGAAGGTGCGACGCAAGAAGAAATTGATGCTGTAAAAGAGCTACCTGAAGATTTCAAATTAAAACAAGGCCGCCCAGTAGTACCGGGTTCAGAACGTCAACAAAAATTGGCCAAGGGTTCAGTTGGTAATGGTAAACAGGGACGCCCAACAAACCTTAATTCAGAACGTCAGAAAAAGCTTGCCCAGCAAATGGAAAACAGGACCAGAGCTTATTTAGCTCAACTTGGTATTACTGATCCATCAAAGGTTGTGGTGCGCCTTGAAACACCTGATGAAAAGGTGTTTAGTGAAGAAATGGAAGAAATGGCAGAAGCATAAAGTGCAGGTTATATGTGGTTGGTTAAGGACGCAGCAATGCGTCCTTTTTTTATGCTTAAGAATTACATAACACATCTAGGCAGGGAGTTAATGCTGCTTCTTAGAAAAAAGGAAAACTGCATTGCAGGGTGAAGTTGCATTTTGGGGTGAATCATCATAATATGATATTAATCATACCTAAAACACAGTGCAGCGCCATAAACAAATGGGTGAACTAATTATAATGCATATTTTTTTGTCAAAGTTTTTTAATTATATTTATATATTATATTTATATTTTATAACTAATTAAACAACAAACAAATGAGCAATGTAAAAATAGAGCAAATAAGTAATCATTTAATCACCATTTAAATACAAGCAAAATGACAAAGAGTCAAATCAAGCAAGTGCAAAAGACAGCAAAAGAAATGGGTCTTGACACAACGAAGCACAGCGTTGAAGAGTTAGTACAGCACATCGCTAAGAAATCAGGTAATGAAGCAATTAAACACATTGCAGACAAGGAAGCTGCGAAAGATGATGTTATTGTTATACCTGCTGATTTCAAGATGAAGCCAGGCAGACCAGTTGATCCAACATCAAAACGTCAGGCAGATGAGCAAGCCAAGCACGAACACCGTTTAGCAATTTACAAGCAAAAACAGCTTGATGCCGGCATGTCTCAGGAAGACGTAGATAAGATTACTGAACTACCTGAAGATTTCAAGTTACAACAAGGCAGACCGGTCGTTCCAGGTTCAGCTCGTCAACAACGCCTCGCTGAGAAAGGAACATCAGGCACAGGTAAACAAGGCCGCCCGTTAAACCCCACTTCAGAGCGTCAAAAGAAACTTGCTAAGCAAATGGAAAACAGGACCAAAGCATACCTTGCACAGATGGGAATTACCAATCCTGCCTCAGTTAAAGTGGTAATTGAAGCACCTAAAACAGAACCAATCGAAGAACCAATAGGTGAAATGATAGGGACAGAAGAAGAATAATAGTAGAAAACAACAAGCAATAGGGTACCAATGGTACCCTATTTTTTTGCAATTAATTTACGGGCACTTAATGCTACCCAAAATAAAATTATAGCACTGTCATATAGTTGGTGAGTAGATGACCGCGCGTTGCGGTCCATCGACGGGTGGTGCATGGCGCAATAAAACTTCCACGTATTCGCAGCGCGACACTATCTTTTCACCATCGATGCTATATACTTATATACGATACCACATTTTCCATTTTGGCACACTTTTCATACCCTTGCGCATCAGAAAAAAAAAGATCTCGGCGAAAGTTTTATATATATTTTTTGTTTTTTGTCAAAATTCTTTTCTTACATTTACTCAAAAATAATTCAAAAGGTTACGCAAAATGTCAGATCAATTCTTAAGCGCGTCAATAACAATTATTACAGTTTGTGCCGTTATTGTAGCTGCTGTTTCAGTAAAATTATTACGTGATGAATAAAATAATTTGGTAGATGTCAAGCAGGCGTATTAGTGGCAGCCGTTATGACTAAGCGGTCGATAAGCATAGTGCTCCGAAATCTGCTGTAAAAAGCGAGAAGGAAAGGTTAACATCTGGTAATCCTAGGTGATTATCTGGGCATGGAATAGCTCTTAGGACTAGTTTTTTGTCGCTAATATTTAGGGTGCCTAGTCCCTTTATCGAAATTACCAAAAAGGTTATCACATTCCTTGAATTGTAATTAAAAATACATGAAAATCCTATGGGCAACCAATAGGTTATATATGGTGGTAGCAGATATGTATAACTCTGCATTTACAATTCTAAAATTTCCATAGTAATATGGAATGTGTTGTTCCAAATTGAGATATGGAATACGAAAACTAAGAGTGGAAAATAGGACCAAATACTAAGGTACAAGTTAAATCTCCTTTTATTTGGAAGTCACTACAGCACAAATGAGTTCTCAGCACGACCCTACTCTTACTAGCTGTAAGAAAGGGTGCTAATTGACTATAATCTGGAAGTGACTAATTCACACTTGAAATGATGCACAGTGTGGACGTAATGATGTGGGTAATAACTAATAAACAAAATATCCATATAGTCTATCTCATCAACATCAATTTGGTAATATGACAAAAAAAGAATACATACCACTAATGCTGTGGGTTGCAGCATTTATTTCATACATGGCAATCGCATGTACTATGCAACAACCCCAGGAAGAAATTCCTGATAGCGCATATACTATTCGCACCATAGATGGATGTGAATATATTGAAGTTGAACGAGGTGTTGGTGATACGCGCACATATTCCCTTACACACAAGGGTAATTGCCGTAATCCAATACACTACTTTAAAGATAATAATCAATATAAGTATGTGTTGGATTTACCACCAAACTATAATCTAATATCAGCTGATGCCGGTCATAAAGATACCTTAACAGGGTATGTTAGTCGTGATACGCTATATATAAACTTTTTACGAAAATGAAAATAATATCAACAATTGCAATTTGCCTCCTATTTGCAGGATATACATATTGTCTCCTTATTTTAGGAGAAACCATTGGTAAAAGTGAGGGAAGAGCGGAAAGAGGAGAATGGGTTAAAACAATAGATACCTTTTATCATTCAGAATGGAATTTTAAACCTAAATAATGAGACATTTTATAACTGGCCTTACGGTACTAGCAATATTGCTATGTTTATTGGGGATACTAGGGGTATTACTAGGAGTAGTATTACCCTTTATCATTTTTACGTTGATAACAATATTATTCATAACATTTCCCTGGTGGTTAATTATGTTAATAATCGCTCTCCTATGGTATATAGGCAAACAAATTAATAAACTTCGTTAAAATGACAACAGCACAAATTATAATCCTAAGTGGATTTACCCTCCTATTTACATTAGGACTAATTATTATTTCCAAAGATAAAACAAATGGAAATTATGCAAGTATTGGTTATTTACTAGCTATAGTATGTTTTGCATTTATAATGCTAATAACAGTGTTACTTCTAACATTAGAAAACCCTACTCAAAATAATAAATGCCCTGAATATCAACGAGTTGAGGAACCACTATACCGATTAAAATGAAAGGAACAATTAAATTAGTACCAATAGAAAATCCTAAAGAAGGAATGAAGGTGATATGGGGAGACGGACAACTTAATCATCTAACTATAGATGAAATATTAAAAATAGGGGTAGAGCATAATGGCTTTAAAAATTTAGTCTCATTAAAGAGAATGTTTCTTCTCCCATTTTCCATATCAGAACTACAACAATTAGTTGTAGAATATGATAATTCTCCACCCCCAGCTCAATTTTATGCAAGTGGAATAAAACCTTCCAAAGGAGTTTCAATACTTCCTCTACATCCCAATGATTGGGAAAAAGGAATAACCTTAATAGGAAAAGAAATAGAATTCGAAACACCATACCCATTTGAAATAGCTCATTTGATAATTAATACTCCTATTATATATACAGAAGAGGAAGTAGAAAAACTAACGAGAAAAGCATTTCATTCAAATGATAAAATGCATAGTGATTGGTGGGATCAAAATAAAAAGAAATGAAAGAAGGTAAACCAATATGGGTAGAATCTCTACTCACTGATAAAGAATATGCTGAAATGGCTAAGAAATATCCTTCTACCTACACTAAAGGTCCCAAGAAGGTACAAGAATTTGAATGTGAATTTAAATGGAGGAAGTCATGAAATCAACACACATACTAATTCCTATAGAGGATATTATGGGGTTAATTCAACATTATAATACTCTTTTAAAAGAAAATGCTGAAGATAAAACAGAAAATGGTACATTTAATTTTGCTAGGTATGGAGCTAAATCGGCAATATCGACAGAATTACTAATGACGAAAGGTAAACAAATATCTTTTGATGAAAAGGATATAATTACTAAAGCGATAGAACATTCAGAAGAATTAAATGAATTTAATATAACAGAAGCTTTATATCAGGCAAGAATATCCTCTTATAAACAACCATGAAAACAGCAGAGCAATTTAAGGATGATGTAATGGATTCCATCTATATGAATGGCGGAAAAGAAGATGGTAAATACATACTTACTCTTGAAGAGTTAGAAAATGCCGCTACAGAAATATTAAAACTATCAGATGATAGAACAAGAGAAGCTATTAAAGCTGATAGGGAGAATGTAGCTAAACATGCCACCACTAAAAATCTTTATGAGCCAAGATGTTCAGACCACACTCCTTATTGGGGAGCTTGTGTAACATGTGGAAGTATTTCTAATCCCGATGAATTGGTAGGAGCTATTGTAGACGAGGATAGTATTATTAATGCACCTGAGATACCTTTATTATGACAAGACAAGAAAAAAATATAGCAATAGCTAAAATGCTTGGATATTCATATCAAGATGATAAAGAAAAATCTTTCTATAACCATTTAAGACTACCAAACAGTCCAGAATATATAAAAATTATTCCTTTTGATTCAGATGCTAATTGGCAATATGAAGCCATAGAATGGATAGAAAATTTAAAGTTTAAAGATAAAAAAGATAAACTTTATTATTTCCAAATGAATAGATGTTATGCAGGAATTCATTCTATAGAGACAACTATAGATAAATATAGAAATGCAACTGATAAAGGATGGGAATATTTCTGCAATATAAATACAACGGGAAAAGATAAAAAAGAAGCAGTATTTGAAGCTCTATATCAATTTAGTCAGCATTTAAAAAATAAAAAACAATGAAAAAAATCCTCGTAAGTCTAACATTACTGTTAGCATTAACCTCGTGTCAGAAGCAAGTATCAAGTGTTACATCACAACAAAGTGATGAATTAACGACGGATGTCGTTACATTTTATAACCACACACCAACAAATGTGTTTCTATCACCAGGTGTAAACACTTTACAAAGTGATAGTTTTTATGTCCAGACCACAGTTTATCCTGTCAAACTACAATTTGTGTTAAAGGATAACACATCTCGCCTTGGAAAAAGTTTTAAATTTTACCTAAATGGTTCCCAAATACCTACCACAATATCAGCATCAGGAGATACCATAACTGTTGCTTTTAAGAAAGCAGTTCCCCTAACGTCAGTAACAACTTATATTTTACAAGGAAGTGTTTACGGTCACCAAAGCCAATTTTCAATCGCGTTAACTAACGCATACTTTGTTGATTCTAATCGATTAAACGTTTTAGTGGGGGGTTTACCACAGGCAGGAAATTCGTTTAAAATCAACTAAAAATGATTGTTTATTTAGTAGAAGTCTCGGGAGGAGAATATGATTCATCATGGAATGATGTTGGTGGTATATATATTCATCTCCCGAGCTTGCCCAACAAGCTATTGACTTAAAAAGACTAGAAAGAGAAGAAATATCCAAACTTTTGCCAGAAATGGCGAAAGAGGCACATAACATGAAAATTTTGAAGGACAAAAAATTTTGGAACACTTATGCAACTGTTCGGGAAGCAAATAAAATAGTTAATTACGATATAAAACCCATTGAACTAGATCAAAATATAACAATAGTATAATTATGACCACATCGGAACAAATACAATGGTGCATTGACAGGCACAAACAAACTAATCATTACTATGATGAATATTTACCATATGAATTTCACCTTAGAATGGTTGCTCAGGTAGCAGAAGACTTTAAACACCTTATTCGGTTTAAAGATATAATGTTAACTGCATTTGATATAATTAAGTTGGCATGCTATGGACATGACTTAATAGAAGATACACGCACATCATATAATGATGTTAAAGAAGTTTTGGGTGAAAAAGTAGCTGACATTGTATTTGCTTTATCAAATGAAAAAGGACGCTCTAGAAAAGAACGAGCTAACGACAAATATTATGAAGGAATTCGTTTAACAGAGGGAGCTCAATTTGTAAAATTATGTGATCGTATAGCTAACGTTCAATATTCTAAAATGACTAAAAGCCGTATGTTTGACGTGTATCGAAAAGAAAATGAAGAATTTCTTCTCAAAGTTGGGGCTAATCAATATCCAGAAATGGAAAAATATTTAATAAATTTATTCATATGATATATGTCCTAATAGTAGTTGCTGTTTTATTATTTTTCTTATCTCCAAATATATGTATGCTTTTCCACAAAAAGTGGTTCGTATGGAAGGAAGATCACGAATTGATGATGAGACTTTCCTTAACTCACTTTACTGAGTGGAAAGATGAAAATTTTAACAGATCCCCAAAAGGATACTATCCTAAACCTAAAAGTATATATTGGGATGTTTTAAAGGCAAAAAATTTTGAAAAGCAAACTATTTATCAAATGGATGATTTGGTAAATCTTTTTTTAAATATAAAATAAAATGACGATAACAACAAAATTCGAAATCGGAGCTGAAGTATGGTTTATGAAAGATAATAAACCTTATTCCCAAGGGATTTGGTCTATTAAAACTGAAGTAGACTCAAGTTTTAGAATAAAAATATCCTACGTTTTTCAGGGAATATCTTCAACAATTGATGAATGTCTACTTTTTTCATCAAAACAAGAATTATTAAATTCATTATGAGTTATAGGCTATTTTTAGACGATGTAAGAGAACCATGGATGGTTGGAAATTACATCAATCCTGTCGAACTTCGTCCTGAATTTAGATTACATGAATGGGTTATAGTTAGAAACTATAAAGATTTTGTTGAAACTATTCAAGAAAAAGGATTACCTACTCATATATCTTTTGACCATGACTTGGCAGAAGAACATTATTCTATTTCTACCCAAGAAGATTGGGAGGAAAATTATTTTAAAGGAGAAGAACTATCTGGGTACGATTGTGCTCAATGGTTAACAGCTTATTGTTTAGCAAAAAGTTTACCTTTACCTATCTACTTCATTCATTCTATGAATCCAGTTGGTAGAGAAAACATACAAAAACACTTAAAACGTTATGAAAATAGGAAAAGTTAAACTCGATTCCCACAATCATTGGGAAATAGAAATTCCAGGACATAAAGATTTTTTAGGCCAACCAGTAGTAGGTGATACTATACCTGTATATCCTTCAGATTGGTCTAAATGTATTTTGGGACAAGAAGTAGAATATGAAATATATTCTCATCCTTTACAACCTACAAAACAATACGCTAAAATTAAAAATTAATATAAATGAGAGCCACAGATAAGGTAATTGCTACCTTGGAAAATCTTAAAGGTAAATTTGTTTTAACATCAACAATTGAAGAATACCCTAATAGGGTCACATCTGTTGATGTGTGTTGGGTTTCTGGGTGGAAAATAGAGACTCGTACCAAGAAACCTTGGTTTGGTAAATCATATGAAATAAAAGAACTAACTGAAATTCATATTCAAGATCATGCAGGGGTACTTATGCATTTAAAATCAGTATACTCAAGGTATTTAGATAATATTCTACAACATTGTGTTGAAGGTAGAGAGTTATTTAAAATGCTTAAAAAATCATTAGAAGATAATGGCTACCAAATTATTAAAAATGATAAATAATAACACACAAGAAGATTATTGCTCATTTGAAGTTTCAAAACTTTTAAAGGAGAAGGGATTTGACGTTAGTTCTCCTTATTGGGACTTTGAAAAAGTTGGAGAAATGTCGGTAAGAAAACCTACTCACTCTCTTGCTATTAAATGGATAAGAGAGAATTTTGGAATACATATTTTTGGGAGTCAATTTTCAATTACAACTAAAAAATATAGTTGGGAGATATGGGATGATAAAAATGAAAAGAATTACGTTTATAAAAATGATAGTGATGAATGGGATTTTTCTTCATCAGAAGAAGCAACAGAAGCAGCTTTATTATACACTCTACAAAATTTAATAAAATGAAAATAGATAACGTTTACCCATACACAGATTTGTTATCATTTGCCTCAACAAATGATATTTGTTCGTGGAATGAAGCCATTGAATTGCTTAGAGAGGATGGCTATATACCATTTTATGAAGCATCTCACAAAGAAATATATGCATCAGGGTCTGATGATCCGAATGAGGCATCAAGTAGTAATCCTTTACTAAAACAAATTATTGACGGTTTTTGCAAACAAGAAGAAGTTGACTATATAACCATAATAGATGGTTAAGCTAAGCAAAGATGAAATAGATTACGAATTGGGAATCCACGATTGCGGACAAAATCCATACTGTAATAGATATAGAAGTTGCGACCTTGCACCAGGGCCAATTCTTTCAAAGGAAAAACAAAGAATCCTAAAAAAAATAGGTACAAAAAGATTACTTGAACAAGGTTTTAAATACTCATTTATTAATCAATATTTTAAAGACAAATGGAAAAAGTAGCAGCAAAGTCAATAGGACACATAAGTCATCTTGTAATTAATATTACAGAACCACTAAGTATGAACTTTGACCACATAGAAATGAACAGTTTAAATTTATATACTGGGAAAAATGGCACAGGTAAAACATTTGTACTTGTAAATGTATTTGTATTATCATACATTATGTCAGCTATTGTTCACGCTAAGTTAAAAGGTCCTCAATTAAATGAATTGGCTCAATTTACTTTTGATAAATCATTTGATAATCAAAATATTGACGGAATAGTAGGAGCTGACTGGGTATCAGGTGCTTTTCTTAGAGTAACTTTATTAGGCGGAAAGATACATTCTGTAGTTTATTCAGGCCTAGAAGAAATAACTGCAGCCCCACCTGCTACTTTTATGTCTGCCCCAATGCGTACATTTAACGCAATCCAAATGTACTTAAAACTAAGAAAAGTATATAATATAGATGGTAATCATGACGCGTTAATGATAAAACTTTTAAATGATTTTAAGTTATACGACGTTATGTACTTAGAAGGTTTAATACATAAATTACCAAAAAACATTCCAGATAATATTTTAAAAACATTTAAAGAGTCATATGATGTAAAAGATGATCTTCGTACTTTTGAAGTAGACCTGGAAAAATGTGATTTCTTTGTTACAATAGGAGACGAAAAACAACCTAAATATATGTCTACTTATGGATCTGGGCACCAAGCTCTATTTAATATGTTTTTAGGACAAATTTAAATTATATTTATTTATGTGGAAAGTATATTTGTAGGAATGTTAGCATGCTTTGCAGGATATTGCATCCTGTTAGGTTATATATTCTATCAACATTTTCACACTCCCAAACAAAAAAGAGAACGCCTAAAACAAGTTATAAATGAATACTTTAGCTATATGCAAAAGTTAGGCATAGAAGAGAGCGACATTTATGAATCTCTTGGAAAATTTGAAAATATAAAAGACATCCAGCAAAAAACAAAACAGCTTAAAAAAGCAATTAAAAAATATAAATGGTAATAATATGAAAAAAGTAATGATTATTTTGTTAATGTTTGTAGCAGTTCAAACGTATGCGGGTACATCTAAAAATAGACCTACATTGCCTCGAGACCCCAAAATAGAAGCCCGTCATGATCTCCAAGTAGATGCACGCCCTAAAAGAGGGAATGCACCTTGGCCTATTCCGTTTTAACATAACTCAAAGTTAAAACATAAAGTGACCAAATTATTGGTCACTTTTTTTCTGCTCAAGAAAAAAATAAATTTGGAAGTATGAAAGAAATTTAATATCTTTAAACTATATTTATATATTTATATAAAAATAATAAACATTATGAGATATAAAGAAAATGTATTACAAAAGTTAGATCAACTAAACGGAACAGTTAGCCGTTTACAACTAGCAATAAATAGAAATATGGAAGCGGAGGTTAGTTCTAATTTAGAATTAATTAAAGAACAGCTTGAAGGTATTAAAGAAATGGTTTCTATTGAATATGATGAATTCGAAGAACAATTTAAAGGGAGAATTATATAATGATTTTAACACTTATACTTATCCACACATTTGAACTAATGGGAATAGCTATTTATCTCCTTATAAGGAAAAATAATAAATTAGAAGATACTGTTAGAAAACAATATCAATATATTAATGCTATGGATATTTACATCAATAATTCTAATGAAAAACTCAAAGAATTAGATATTAATGGTGCATTCCGTTCAGATGATGAAGTTGGTATTTTCTTTGAAAATTTAAAAGAAATACAAGAAAACATTAATGGAATGAGAAATTCCATATAAAAATTTGGTTGGGCCTAAATTTATACTTATTTTGACGTAAAAAATCAAAATATGTATGAATACAGGCTTAACTAAAAAAGGAACCCCAAGAAAACGTAAACCAAAAGAACCTCGCGTATATTTTTCCGACCAAACGGAAAAAGCAATAATAAAATATGTTCTGCTAACAGATCAGTCTGAAAGAGACGCTCTATATAAGAATGAAATAGAATATGCTTTCTATAAATTAGCAGAAAATATTATTCACACCTTTAAATTTTACTACACTGACAACGACTCTATTGAAGAATTGAAACATGAAGTTATCACTTTCTTACTAGAGAAAATGCATCTTTACAATGTTGAAAAAGGTAAAGCATATAGCTATTTTGGTACAATAGCTAAAAGATATCTTATTCTATATAATGAAAAAAATTATCAAAAACTTCAAAACAAAGCAGATCTAGAAGAAGTTAATGATGAAGAAAATGAAGCTCTACAAGATATCCCAGACATCTCACCAGACTTATCTCGATTTATAGGATTATTTATACAGTATATGGATATTTATTTGGTTAAATTATTCCCCAAGAAACAAGACGCCCACATAGCAAATACTATCCTAGAATTATTTCGTAAAAGAGATTCACTAACTATCTTTAATAAAAAAGCTCTCTACATTTACATACGCGAAATGACGGATTCTTCTACACCTCACATAACTAAAATTATTAAAAAATTAGATACCATTAGATTACGCTTATTTAATGAATACTATGAAACAGACACAATAACTATATAAAGTACATATTTATTGCTATGAAGTTCATGGAAATCTTAAAAGAAATTGGTATAATTAACCCTAATAAATTAAAAGCTAAAAAAGTTAATAGGGATATGTTGGGGAGAATTATAATTGAAAGATGGGAATTTTATGATGGAAAAATTTATGATCCAAGTTTTTCAGAATATTACGCAAGATATATTCCCCCTAGAGATATTCGCAAATGTGAAAATAAAAAATTTTTCAAATTTCTAAAACCTCTAAAAGTAGATAGATGGAATACTACTAGTGTATACGGTATTCCTAAAGACCAAGTTCAAATAGTTGATGACTTAAAAGAAATTGGTGTTAATAACCCCAATATTACCCCAGATAAATTTGATAGTCTATTGTATGATTTATATTATAAAATTGGAGATAAAGAATACTCTAAAATGTTTGATGTATTAAAACAATATGGAGCAGGTAATGGAGCACTTGGTGATTGGCTTCAATCATTAGATCAAACCACTATAAATAAACTATATCATTACCTAAGAAAAACATATAAAGATAAACTTCAGGAAATTGGTGTAAATAAACCAAAAATAACTCCCAGTACAATTCAAAATTTAGTTGTAGATATATTACATATCCCAAATTATTCAACAAATAGAGATCGTAGTATATCAGGTATATGTTATAACCATGGGTGGAATGCTAAATCCAATATCATAGTATGGATGAAAATGTTAGATATGGGTACCTTATCTAAAGTATACTATGACCTATTAAAATTAAAACAAGAATTAGAAAATGAGCAATAATTTTCAAGATGTACAAATTTTTGGCAAAACATCATTGTCAGATTTGTTTAAACAAATACATAAAAATAATAAAGATATTGATAGCCAAATAAATGGCTTAATACTTACAATGCAACCCTTTGTAAATAACGCGGGTTCTGCTGTAATGTTAATGCCTATAGTTAAAGATTTAATAGATGTCAATGTAAAAAATAATGATCAGTTGGTAAGAATGGCAGCTATAGCTCAACGAGCAGCCAATAGCGTTTCTAAAGAAAGTGAATCATTCATAGACCAAGACGAAATTGCTCAAATACTAAATGAACAAAAAGTGTTAGAATTTGAAAGCAATAAGTTACTAGAACAAAAACAAGAACTTGTAAAAAAATTTAAAAAGTGAGAATTAGAGAGAATTTATCCCCAATAGTTTCGCTGTCAGGAAAGAATGTTGTACCTATTATTAATCAAAACCAAATAGGTAAAGTATACGCTGTTGTAATGGATGAAAATGTTCCCTCTAAGAAACAATTTGAACGTGTAGGAAAATTTAGTGGTTTAGGAGCAGTATTATACTTAGACTATGAGCAAGCTAAAAATATTATTACAATAAATAGTGATGATTTTTGGGATGCTTGTAAAATAGCGTATCCTCTAAAACCCAATGAATTATATCATCCTTTAATAGGAGAATTAATTGTAATAGAAGACCTACCGTCAGCCGCTTCTCAAGTAGTTAACACTAGTTCTCAAAAATATTATTCAAGTATAATAAATTTATGGAATAATATCCAACATAATGCTCAACCATCTGACGATAATGAAGTATTAGGACAAACCTTTTTAGAATCAGGGAATATATCTAATATACAACCTTTTGAAGGAGATTATATTTTACAAGGTAGAAAAGGAAATTCATTACGTTTTGGTACAAGCATATCAAACAAAAACACATGGTCATCTTATGGTAATGGAGAACCTATAACCATATTATCAAACGGTCATAAATACATTTCTGGTTCAAATATTCCTTATGTTGAAGATATTAATAAAGAAGCTTCTTCTATTTGGCTTACAACTAATCAAAAAATTTTATTAAATTCAGTTAAAAAAAGCCCTTTAAATGTTTTAACTAATCCTACTGATGTCTCCAAATATTTTAATTCTCAAATTTTTTTAAACGCAGATAGAGTAGTTTTAAATTCAAAAAAAGATGATATTTTAATTTTAGCCAAAACTAATATTGAATTTGGTACTGATAATATAATAAACTTAAATGCAGGAAATAGAGTACATATAAACTCACCTAAAACATTTTTAGGTACTAAACCTAATGGAACGTTACCAGATGAACCCATGATGTTAGGTAATAAAACTATTACCTTATTATCTAATACTTTATCACATTTATATGAATTCTGTTCATTATTGTCAGCAGCTGTGTCAACTCCTGAAGGATCTCCAATTATTGACATAAATACAGCTGCAGAAGGATTAATGAATAATTTAGAAAATGATATTTCAGATCTAAAAAATATTGTTTCAACTCAAAACTTTTTAACATAATGAATGTTAATTCTCTTATATCTATACCATCATCTTCACAAAATTCTAACGAATATAAATCTATTTTTGATCAACAAAAAAATGTCAAGAGCAACATTGATACTCAATTAAACAGTAACAAGGTTAAAAGACAAAAAGCACAAAGCGAACGAACTTCAAAAATATCAGGTAACTCAGTTAAATCACTAATCCCAGTGATTGGATTACAAGCTTCAAATCAATTATCTCAAATTTATACTCAAAATTCAAAATTAAATGATTTAGTAAATAAAACTAATGAATTTATAAAAAATGCTAAAACACAAGATCAAATAAATCAAGCCAAAGTTTTAAGAGATACTGCTATAAACATCATAAACGATAATGAAAAGAAAATACTACAAATGAAAGATGTTTTGGGAAAACTAAGTGGGTTTATTCAAATATTTAGTTTGTTAATTAATGCATTGTCTCTAATAGCCATCCCTACAGCTGTTCCACCAGGTGTGGGTATTCCTCTAAATATTATTACAGGAATATCTAAACAAATGGAAAAAGCTACTAAAATAGTATCAGGATTAGCCGCTATACTAGCTATTGTAGTATCAGTTTTAACCCGCCTTGTTAATGATTTGGAAGAATTAAAAAAGAAATTATTACAAATTAATGATATTTTAGAAGATAAAACTACATCTACACTAACTAATGATGAATTAAATAATTTTTTAAGTAGTTTACGTGTAACTCAATTCGAACCATATAAAGGATTCACATTTGCCCTAAAAGAAGAACAAAACCCAGAATTTGTAGTAAAAGGCTATAAACGTCATTACGCAGTAGCAATAAATAGTATTGGACGTGAAGTGCTAAAAAGTGAATATTCGTTCACACAAGACCCAAATATATTAATAGAACAATTAAAAATACAAATTGATGCGCTCGATTTAGTAGCTTAAATATTTATTTATATGAATACAAAACAATTTAAACATCTTATCAAAGAATGTGTAAGAGAGGTACTAAAAGAAGAATTACCTCAATTATTAACAGAAGGTAAATTATTAAAAGAAAATCAAGAATTTTCATTTACATCTGGTGATTTTATAAAAAAGCAAGGAGTTGACCCTAACACCGTTCGTAACCAATTACGTTCAAAAATGAATTCAGCATTTGGATTACAAGCTGCGGCACAACAATATAAACAACTAGAAGTTAAACCTGAATCTGAAAACCCATTTATGGATTTCATTTTGGATGCAGGTGAAAATATGACACCACAAGATAGATCTGGGTTAAGAAATTTATGATAACGTTTAAACATATATTACAAGAGATTGGTGTTAATAAACCAGGAAAAATTATAGCGAGAGAGTATACCCTAGGTGATATAATTATTGATAATTACACCTTCGCTAATGGTAAACATTATTATTATCCTGGGTATTATGTAAGGTATATTTTTGATGTAAACGCTTATAAAGATTGTACCTTTTTTAAATATTTAAAGCGTTTACAGAGAGAAAATGATGGTGTTAATTTATATGGTATTCCCAAATTTCAAGTTGAAATTGTTGATAAATTAGATGAAATTGGAATAAATAGCCCTATTAGGTTAAAAGCCGAATTGTATAATTCAAATCCTGATAGAATTCAAATAGATGGTCTTTGGACATTTTGGAATGGAGATGACAATCATTTTGACCCTATCCCAGGTTATTGGTGTTGGTTTTTTTATGAAGTAGGTACGGGTAATGAAAATTTAGGAAAGTTTCAAAAATGGAAATATTTTAAACTTTTTACCAAATTAAAAGAAGATGACAAAGGTGAGGGTGATATTATTTTATATGGCATCCCTAAATCTCAAGTTGAAATTATAGATAAATATTAAAATAAAACAAAATGCCTTTACCCCAAATAACTAAAATATCAACCTTAGATTTACAAAAAAATATAGCAATTGGAGTATCTCTGCCTTTTAATACACCCGCTGTGTTTAAACCTACATTTTCTACTCAAGATCAAATTAAATCCAATCTAATTAATTTATTATTAACAAATAAAGGAGAACGTATATTAAATCAAGAATTTGGAACAGATCTAAGAAGAGTATTATTTGAAGGAATAACAGAGACAACTGCAGAAATTGTTAGGGAACTAATTTTAAGTAGTGTTACTATGTATATTCCTGAAGTATCTATAAAAGATATTATTGTTAATCCTGATGAAGACAACAACACAATATCTATATTGGTTAAATACCAAATAAAATTATCAGGTACACAAGACCAAATTTTAATACAGTTAGTATAATGATTAAATTTCGTAAAATATTAGCAGAAATTGGAATAAATAACCCAATATATGGTCCATTAGGAATATCAAATGAAAAAGAATTTAATGATATTGTTTCAAATTTATGTAGATTTTCAATATGGTTAGAATTTGATAGAGAAGTACCCTTAATTAGTAATGATGAATATATTATGGTTAACGAATTGGTATTTCCGTTAAATAGATATCAAGATGTCAAAAATCAATGTATATTAAAAGTAGTAGGAGAGGAAAATTTTAAAAAAAATTATAAATTATGTACTGATTCTCTTTTAGACTTGCAAATAGGTGTAGAATGGTGTGGATTAGAAAATGGTGATGAAACTGAAAAATATCCATATAATTTATATAATATATATTATGATGAAACTGTGTATTTTCCTTTAAAAAAAGCTATATATCCTATTAAATCTAAAAAAGATTTATACTTTCAAATATTAGAATACTTTAGAAGATATTAATAAAATTAAAAGAAAAATTCGAAAATGAACAATAATAAAAATATAAGTTACCTAAATAAACAATTTTCAGACTTTAAAGCCAACTTACAAAACTATATAAAAACATACTTTCCAAATAGTTACAATGACTTTTCAGATGCTAACCCAGGTGGTATTTTTATAGACTTAGCAGCATATTTGGGAGATGTTAGTTCATTTTATATTGATACCCAAGTACAAGAAAATTTCCTACTATATGCTAAAGAAAAAGAAAATTTATTAGCAGAAGCATATACAAGAGGATACCGTCCTAAAGTATCATATGCATCATATACTGATTTAGACATATATCAATTAATACCAACAACACAATCAGCAGGTATTACATATCCTGATTTGTCATATTCTTTATTAGTTCCCGAAAATACTGTTGTAACGTCAGCTACAACAGGTGTGAAATTTCTTACTTTAAAACAAGTTGACTTTTCAGATACAGGTTCATCAGAAATATCCTATATAGATAGTAATTTTTACCTGATGAAAAAAACAACTAAAGCTATATCTGCCGAAATTAAATCAACATCATTTACGTTTGGGGCTCCTCAAAAATTTTCAACTGTAACTATTACAGATTCAAACATATTACAAATACTGGAAGTAACAGGTAGTGATTCAAATAAGTGGTATGAAGTTCCATATTTAGCCCAATCTACTATATTTTTAAAAGGAAATAATTCAACATCAGGTTCTGATGGTGTTCCATATTTACTTGAACTACAACGTGTACCAAGACGATTTGTATCTAGATTTTTATCAGATGATACGTTACAAATAGAATTTGGAGCAGGAATATCTAATAATAATGATGATCAAATTATCCCAACACCTGATAATATTCAACTAGGATTAGTACCAGGAATATCTAATTTACAAGATAACTATAATGAAGCTTCTATATTTTATACACAAGAGTATGGATTAGCTCCATCAAATATTGGAATGCAAGTAAAGTATTTAGTAGGAGGAGGAGTAACTTCTAACGTTCCATCAAACGATTTAACAATTATAGATACGTCTGGGATATCATTTAAATATGGGAATCCTAGTAATCCAACAGCTGATCAGGTGTTTCAAAGTATTTTGTCAACAAATCCTAGTTCATCTATAGGAGGTCGCAATGGAGATACGGTTGAAGAAATTAGAAATAATACATTATATACTTATTCATCTCAACTAAGAGCGGTAACTAAAGAGGATTATATTGTAAGAGCACTAAGCATGCCATCAGATTTTGGAAATATGGCAAAAGTTTATATAAATACTCAAGAATCAAATCCTTTATCTTTAGACATGTATGTTTTAGCTTTTAATAGTAATAATAAACTTACCCAAGCATCAACAACTTTAAAACAAAACTTAGTAACATACCTAAATCAATTTAGGATGGTTACCGATGCTATTAATATTAGAGATGCTTTTTACATAAATATAGGTATTAACTTCGATATAACAATATTAGCGGGATACAATAATAAAGATATTTTAATGGCTTGTAATTTAGCTTTACAAAATTATTTTGATATTTCAAAATGGCAAATTAACCAACCTATAGCTATATCAGATATATACACTGTTTTATTGCAACAAAAAGGAGTAAAATCCGTTGTAAAAGTAGAAATAGTAAATAAACAATCAGATAATGGAACATATTCTTTATATGGATATGATATAGCAGGGGCAACTCGCAATGGTAACGTATATCCTTCATTGGATCCTGCCATTTTTGAAGTAAGATATCCTCAAGAAGATATAATAGGAAGAATTATAATATGATAAAATTTAAAAATATATTATCTGAAATAGGTGTAAATATACCGAAAAAAGTTGATGCTTATAAAATATCCTGGTCTACTATTAAACTTGAAGAGGGTGGATATTATCTATGGGATGGGGATTTTGAAAATAAATTTCCTGGCTGTTATTATATGCTTAGACTTGGGGGATTGGAAGATTATGATTTTTATCAATACTTAAAAATTCCCCCAAATAATGAAAACGTGTATGTAATTTCAAAACAAAATATTAAATTTATTTAACAATGGCATTTAACCTCAATCCAAGTAACATATTTGAACCTAAACATGAAAACATGTTTATATGTGATTTCCCAGATGAATTTTGCATTCCATCATATTTAGTAAAAAAAATTAGCCCTGTAAAATATTTATGTAATGGGGGTAAACATAGATGGGGACATCAAAAGTGGGAGAGAATGACATTTTCGCTATATTCCCCAATAGCTCCATCAGTAGACCAAATATTATTTAACATTGTTAAGAAAAATTTTAAAGAAATTAAAAAAATATCTATACAAGAACTAGACCGCTTAGGAGAAGTAATAAGTGAAATGTGGATAATGCGTTCTCATATTATTGATATAGATTTTGGAAAATTAGATTGGGGTTCCGCTGATTTTAAAGAAGCAACAATTAAAATAATACCCGAAGATATAATAATAAAAATGTAATTAAATGGCAAACTTTAAACCTTATTTTGATAATTTTTTAATCCCATGGGAAGGGGATAAGTATGAAAATGTTCCCGGAGATGCAGGTGGTCCTACTAAATATGGTATAACTTTAAAAGACTGGCAGCAATATGGATATGATATAAATCATGACGGCCTTATAAATGCTACTGATGTATCATTGATATCATATGACGATGCTTTAAAACTTTGTAAAGAAGAATATTGGGATATATTTAGAGCAGATACTATAAAAAATCAATCTGTAGCTAATGCTATTGTAGATTTTGCTTATAATTGTGGAAGAGGGATGGGTAAAAAAATTCAAACTATAATAGGAGCTAATCCTGATGGTGCATTTGGACCTATAACCATTTCTAAAATAAATAACTATCCTAATCAACGAGAATTATTTGAAAAAATTCAAGAAGTAAGAAAAAATAGATACTTAGATATCGTTAAAGCCAATCCTAGTCAAAATAAATTTTTAAAAGGATGGATGAACAGAACAAATAGTCTTAAATATAGTGATTAAATTTTCAAACATACTACAAGAAATTGGTGTAAATAGTCCTCATATATTAAAAGGTGTATATTTGGATGGAGATGTAAATTATATCAAAATAGATAATTATGTATTTTGGGATATGACCAAATACACAGGAATATCTTATCCGTACTGGGGTTGGACATTTTCCATAAATAACCCAGATGCTAAAGAATACCCAAGTTTAGATACTTTTAAACAATGGAAATATTTTAAATATTTTAAAATAGTAAGAGAAACGGATTTGAATATTACATATGGTATACCCAAATCTCAAGTTGACATTGTAGGTAATATAAATGAAATTGGTATTAATAAACCTAAATCTATAAAGGATCAAATATTAGACTTAAATAATAAATTAAATATACTTAATAAAAGGTATAGAGATAAAAGATGGGAAACATTAGTAGATTATGGGTATACTCGAAGCTCTGCTCCCACAATTGAAACATGGTTAGATACTTTAAATCAAAAAACACTAAATGATTTATATAAACGTTTTTTAAAATTAAAACAAGAAATAGAATTAAATGGCGATAATTAAAATTTTCCCTGAGAAATCATCCACCTTATATTCATATTATCCAACAATGAATACAGGTATAGATGAAATTATGGAAATTTCAACTTTTGAATCACTAGAAAGCACATCAGAAGTGTCTAGGGGATTAATAAAATTTTCTCAATCTGACATTTTAGATGTTATGCAAAAAGTTGGAACATCTAGCTTTGATTCATATCTTAAATTATATTTAGCGGATGCGTCTGAACTTCCTTTAGATTACTCATTATACATTCATCCAATATCTGGTTCGTGGGATTTAGGAATAGGCCGGTTATCTAACTCACCCATAACTACTACAGGAGCATCGTGGTATTATAGAAATCAAGATAGCGGTAGTCCTTGGTTTTTAACAAGTAGTATACCTGCAGATACAACTGCTTCATATTCAACAAATGTTGGAGGGGGATTATGGTATTCGGGTTCAATATATGAATATACTCAATCATTTCTGTCAAATGATTCTAAAGATATTGAAATTAAAAATACAAATATTATAAATGCTTGGGTAAGTGGTACAATAAATAATGAAGGGTTCATAATAAAACATTCACCAAATTTGGAGTTTACAGATAATCCTAAATTTGAACTAAAATATTTTACAGGAAATACCCATACTATATATCCACCATGCCTAGAAATAAGATGGGATAACTCCGTATATAATACAGGTTCACTATCTTTAGCTAATAATGATAAAATAGTAGTTACTTTAGGTAATAATAGAGGAGAATATCAACAAGATTCCGTACAACAATTTAGAATAAATGTAAGAGATAAATACCCCACACGAACATTTCAAACATCTTCTTTGTATACTACAAATAAGGTATTACCTTCAACATCATATTGGGCTATAAAAGATTATGACACCGAAGAAATTGTAAATGATTTTGATACTAATTATACAAAAATATCTGCAGATTCTGAAGGGAATTATTTTACAATATATATGAACGGATTAGAACCAGAAAGAAGCTATAAACTTTTAATAAAAACTGTATTATCTAATGGTGAAACTTTGGTATTTGAAGACAATAATATTTTTAAGGTAATTAGATGATAAAATTTAGCAAAATATTAGCAGAAATTGGTGTAAATAAACCAGGATTAGTGTATGCTAAGCAGATAAGTAATGATTATTTTAAAATAGATAATTTTGGTTTTTGGATAGGAAGAAATATGTTTCCTGATTATTATTTCACATTTATTGATAATGATGATATTGAAAAATTTTCCAAATGGCGTTACTTTAAATTATGTAGAATATTGGGGAAACATATAGCATCTACATTTTATGGTATCCCCAAATCACAAGTTGTTGTGAAAAAAAATAAATTAAAAGAAATTGGTATAAATAAGCCAAATAAATCAGCAGAAGATATATTAGAATTAATACACTTTGCTTATTCAAAATTATACTATGTATGTTACAATAATATTATAGATATTTTAAAAAAAAATGGATACGCCCTTCATACTGCTATCCCTTTATGGTTATCAAGTATTAATCAAATTACTCGTAATAAAATATATAACGAAATAAAAAATGTCACAGATTCCTATACAAAAAACAGTTCTTGATAGAAATAAATTTAATTCTCTAATTGATACTTCATTTAGTCAATTGTCAATTACTCAATTAAATCCAACATTACCTGTTTTTACTTTAGATGATTTTTTTCAATTATACGAACAACTATTTTATACTATTCCAAAAGAAGGTGACATAAACTCACATACTTATATTTTAAATAAGGAAGCAGCATATTTGGGGGTTCAAATAAATTCTGATAACGTTCAAGCATTATTGGATGAAATTACTTCACTTAGACAAGAAGTAACGGATGCACAAGAAACAATAAATACTTTATTAAATAAATAATGGCTCAAATAAAAATAGTAGGAGATATTTTAAGTACTTTAACACTTTCACACTATAGTGAAAATGATATAAAGTTATTATCATCATCAATACTACCTGGAGATTTTAATTTATCAACAGATCATATAGAATATTTTGTATATGATATTGGAGGAAGTTTATTAAATTTAGACTATAATTATTCTAATTTTAAATTACCTTCAACATCATATCTTAATCCTACAACAGGAAGTTATCCTATAATAGAAATAGATCCTATTAAAGATTTACAAGATAATAACTATTCTTCTGGAGAATTCAAAGTTCAATATAATTTTTTCAAAACTGAACTATCTTCTCTTTACATAAAAGAAATATCTTCAGATAGAACTGAATTAAGATTAGCATCAACTATTTTAAGTAATAGTGAAATTGAGCAAGGTTTTAACAACATTTTGAGTGGAAGTAATACTTTATATTTTAATAACTATTTACTAAATTTTGGAAATAATAATCAAGTTTTAATTGTAAACCAATTATTAAACCCAATAAGTGGAAGTGGAACTGAGATATTAGTTAAATTATATGATACTCTTCCAGGCCAAATTGAAGAAAAAGATGAACTTTGGATAGTAAATGAAAAAGTTGACCCCTATTTATTTGATATTAATTTAGACAAATTAATAATTCCTGATCCCCTACCCCAATTAAGAGGACCCAATTTTGACATTAAGATAAAGAATCAAAATAATACAACTACTCAATATCAAACGTATAATGATTTGATAGGAAGTTTAACAGGTTCTTCATATCAACAATTATTAAATTTAACAACAACTCAAAGTGTAGATATTAATGTAGATTATACTACCTTTGATAATTTTGTGTTTTTTGGATCTGCTAAACAACGCTTAGTTAATTTTTGGACAAAGGTTAAACAAATAGAGGATGCTCAATCTTTCATAAATGATAATACTTATCTAATACCTAGCATTACAGGTTTACAGCAACAAATAAACTTATACTCTTCATCAATAGACAGTACTATTACTGGGTTTGATAGTTATGAGCATTATCTTTATTATGAGTCAGGTTCATATGCATGGCCTAAAACTAACTCAACTAAACCATATTCTTTACAGTCTACAAGTTCAGCAGAAGTTCAAATATGGTATAATAATATGACTTCATCTGCTGAGGACTATGATTTAAATAACTACGATAATTTAGAATATGCTATCCCTTCCTTTATTAAGGAAGATAGTAGTAATCAACCATATCTTACATTTTTAAATGCTGTTGGACAATATTTTGATGGTATTTGGGTGTACTTAAAATCAATAACAGATATAAATTTATCAAATAATAATTTAGACGAAGGCATATCTAAAGATTTGGTACAACATGTTTTACAATCTTTAGGAATTAATCTATACAGCAAATACGGAAATTCAAATTTAAATCAATATTTAATTGGTAATAATAGTGGTTCTACTACGTTTGATAATAATTTTTCTTCAACAGGAAGTTATCTAAATAATATACCTAGAAAAGATTTATTATCTGAATTATATAAAAGAATATATCATAATTTACCTTTTCTATTAAAAACTAAAGGTACAGCATATGGATTACAAACATTTATAAGTACATTCGGAATATCAAGTAGTATTTTAAATGTAAAAGAATATGGAGGATATTCAAAAGAAGAAATATTACAAGGATATAATAATGATAAAGTTAGGATAATTTCTAATAATACAACAGGTAGTGTATTATCACCTTTTACTAGTATACAATACCCTCCTACATCATCAAGAACACAAGATGAACACTATGTGGATGTATCATTTTCACCTCAAAATCAAATTGATACTTATATTTCCGCTTCGCTACCATCAACTTTTTCTCTAGATGATTACCTTGGGGATCCAGGATATTTATACAGTTCGTCATATGAAACTTTAAATACACAAAAAGCACATTATTACTCAGCTTTTACTGCTTCATATTTAGATTATGCTGGATTTATTAGATTGATACAATATTTTGATAATTCTTTATTCAAAATGTTGAAAGAGTATGTACCCGCTAAATCTAATTTGTCTACAGGAGTTACAATAACTTCACCTATTCTTGAAAGAAATAAAATGGTGTATAGTAATCCTTCTAGTACTGCCACCCAAAGCGTACAGGAAGCTAACTATAACGCACCATCTATGAGTGCACAATATGGTCATTTTTACGATAATTTAAGTGGAGATAAAAGAGCATTTTATACAGGTGAATTAAGTGGAAGTGAAATAGATGTACATCATTTTTTTGAAGCAAATAATACTAACTATTATTTACACCCTACATCAAGTTTAACCAACAGTGATTTAAATATATTTAATCACTCAGATTATAATGTATTAAGAAATAATGTATCGTCAAGCAGATTATCACGCACAAGAAAGAAAATAGAATATATTTACGGTACAACATCAAGTATTACTAGCTCAGCAGAACTTCAAGATTCATATGAATCACTAAAATCATATCAATATTCAAGATATGAAGGAGTTAAAATAAATAGTACAACATATAATACTTGGAGTTTAGGAGATAATTCATATGGAAAAAATTCTGTGATAAATCAAAATGTACGTAAATTAGGATTATTTACTCAAATAGTTACTAGTTCATTTTTACCAGGTAGAAATAATACTTCTCTAAAATACTTAGTAGACGAATCAGGTAGTTTAACCGAGTTAAACCAAAGAAATACTCATTGGGAAGAAGTTCAAAGAACATTTATAGCAGGACAATATTTAGTAGTATCTCAATTTGATAATCAAAAATATAGCAATCAACGTTCTACAGATGGTAATAAACTAATATATAACAGTGGTTACTCATACTGGCCTATGTTGTATTACAGCAGTTCAGACGATAAATTATACTTCCAGTATACGGGGGATTCATTATCTGTACTATTTCATACTTTATTTCAAGATGGAAAATATGCTTCAGGTTCAGCTGTAATAACTTATCCAATCATTAGTGGAAGCATATATAATATATTTGACACTTTAGATAGTGCATATAGTGATGGAAATCAATATTATGTTCAAGGAGATACTGTTAATCACTATTTTCCTTCATATAGTGTACCTCAAGCAGGTAATTATAAATTTACATCGGATTTTGGTTTAAATATAGAATATAGTGTTCCTAAACAAAGTGGATCTTTTACATTTTCAATAGTAAAAAATGGTTCAACTCAAGTAACACAAAGTTTAGGATTTACATCAAGTTATCAAGTTAATGTTTATGCTTCATCAAATGTGTTTTATGAAACAACTAGACCTGATAGTTTCCAAGAATTAGTATATGGTCCTATTTCTAACTCTATTGATTTGTACAGAGGAACAACATATGTTACTACAATAAATAGTGGTTCATATTTACATATTTACACAGGAAGTGTTAACCCATGTGGAGGAATATACCCATCATTCGTATTAGATCGAGATTATCAAATATTGTATGCTACCTCTAGCACTAATTCTACAGTGGGGGACTCTCCAAATTTACCAGGAATAACTAAATCTAGTACACCTGTTAACTGTGGAGCAGGATTATTTACTGCTAAATACATGGCTAACGCTTGGATATGGGCAAGAGATAATGGATCTGGTTTTAATTCAACTAATTTAGAGCAAAATTTATCTACTACTTTACATTTTAGTGCTTCAACTGCTTACGATACTTATACAACAGGTGACGTAGTTTCGTTTCAATTTAGAGTAAATAGTAGTTCTACGTCTAATTTCACAGCTTCCTTTATACAAACAGGATATGATGGATTAAGAAATTCTCTTCAAAGTAATCAACAAGGTGCTAATCCATATGTGACAAGTTCAACTGAGCCTTTTATTTCAGGTTCAATAAATGGAGATACTATAATACTTTCATCAGGTTTAACTAATCTATATGGATATTTATATTTACCTTCTACAGGTTCAAATTCACTTTATTCAACATATGGTGATGTAGATTATATATTTACCCCAGCAGTTGGAGATGAAATAAT